CTATCCAATGTATTTTCGGTGAGCAATCTTGACATTGCTCTGCTTGACCATTGCGTATTGCAAGGTCGTATCTATTCGTTGATGTCCGAGAAGTCGCTGAAGTTGTTCCACGGGCATCCCTTTATCTATCGCCATCGTTGCCAAGGTTCGCCTAAATTTATGTGGATGAACTTTAGGCAAATTCAGCTTTTTACCAAGCTCTCTCAGACGAACTTCAACACCGCCGATTTTCAAACGGTTGTACGGTGCTTTCAGCGAAACAAAGAGAGCAGGATTGTCGTCGTTTCTTGCATTCAAGTAGTTTTGCAGATGTATTTTGGCACGAGCATCAAAGTACACAATTCGTTCCTTGCTGCCTTTGCCGAATACAACACATTCTCGCTCCTCAAAGTTTACATCGTCACGGTTGAGCAGTACAAGCTCACCCACACGCATACCTGTTGAGGCAAGAATATCAATCAATGCTAAATCTCGCAGATTTTCGCAGCTATCACGCATCGTCTCCAAAGCCTCGTCAGAATAGGTTTCCTTAATGGTTGATGCAGACTTCACTTTATGGATTCTGCGAACCGGACTTTTCAAAATATAGTCCTCATCTTCAAGCCAAGAGAAGAAGCTGGACAGTATTCTGCGGATATTGTCTATCGTCACCTTGCTTGAATTTTTTTCGGCTTGATAGCCGGTGAGATAGGAACGGAGGTCATCAGTTGTAATATGCGACACTCCTTTTCCTATCGCCACCAACATAGCATCAATCGTTTTCTTATAGTACGTCAAGGACTTTTCTGAACAGCCCTCGATTCTTTTTGCTGACAAAAAGCCGTTTACTAAATCTTCGTTCGTTGGCTCGTGCGGAGTGTGAAAGGAGCTTTCAGCTATCTCGTAGTTTTCCATCACGATAAACAAAGTCTGTCGAAGTTTGTCAGCCTGAGCGTTGTCGATGTACGGCAACATTCTCTGAATGATGTCATTTGCTAATTGGTTTTTCATAGTCATATCTCCTTACTAATTTGTAGAGAATGACTACGGAGTGGCAGTCCCTTTGATTAACTCTTGCCACTCACAAGAGCTATTGGTAGTAGCGTAAATGATAATTTACAGCAGATGGCATACGACACATATATGCACCTGTTTTTTAAGAAACAGATGAACGGAACGCTTGGTCAAATCATCGTCGAGAACAATAAATCGACCGTCCAAGTGGGCGAAGCCAAGGGTTCAAGTGGGAAGTTGCCGTTTTTTACAAGTGGCGATGCAATTTTGGAATGGAACGAACCTATGATTGACGGTCGTAATTGCTACCTCAATACCGGCGGCAACGCTGGCGTTAAGTTTTATATCGGAGCAGCAGCCTACTCAACAGATACTTGGTGCATCACTGCAAATCGAAACCTTGAAGATTATCTCTATCTGTTGTTGCTGTCAATCAAACCGGAGCTGAACCAGAAATTCTTCCAAGGAACGGGATTGAAGCATCTACAAAAGCCCTTACTCAAAGATAGAAGAATTTATATTCCGTCTGATGAAGAAATTCGTGAGTTCAATTCCAAGATTCAGCCGCTTATGGATATGATTTCTGCCAACACAAGAGAAAACAAGCGGTTAATTGGTCTCCGTGACTGGCTCTTGCCGATGCTGATGAATGGGCAAGCCACCGTCAACGATTAAGCCGCTAAATTATCATTTATACGATTATTGACACGCATTTTTCTTTCGATGTTATAAAGCATATCTCCAATCTTTACCTGTTCCTCATAATCTGGAAGATAGAGGGTCAAGAAAGAGAACATATCCTCATTGAAACTTGCTCTCAAAGTCATAATCGTATTATTGTTGATGACCTTGCGGAAATATTTGCTTCGCAGAAAGAATGCCATATATTTATCATAGGCGATACCTTCGGTCTTGGGACGAAGCCTTTTCACAAAGCCACTATATGTTGCCTTGGGATAATCTTTCAATGCAACACAGCTCATAGCAAGCTCATCTACGGTTTCGCTTGTTCGGGTGATAAGAATGTCGCCCTTCTTAATGGAATAAACCTCTTGCTCACGCTCGGAAGTATCCATTAAATCCGTTAATTCATCGGGCAAAAAATAATTATTGAAAACCGTGCTGAACGAAACGAAAGGTGCTCCGTGACCAGCCTGCTCTTTTGTTGATGAAATACCGGAGGTCATATCGTAAAGGTCTGAAAAGGCATAGCGATGTAACTTACTCATACTTCACCTTCTTCAACTGCTCCATAATCTCTTTTTGGAGTGCGTTGCCTTCGTCAAAGAAAGTCTGAAGGTTCGCCGTGTACTCAGCCATCTTCGCTTCAAACTCTTCCTGTGCCAGCTCAACATAGTCGATTTTGACGTCGAAATACTGACCTGCAGCAAGAGAGTATTTCTTCGCTTTGATTTCATCGTAAGTGACGGCTACGGAGAAGTCCTCAACAGCCTCCTTATTCTGGAAGGTGGAGACAATCTGCTCAATCTCAAAGTCACGCAGACGGCGTTTTTGATTATTTCCGTCCTTGTATTCCTCACCCATCTTGGAGGCATCAATCAGAACAACCTTTTCGGTTTTTCTGGAGTTGTCAAAGAACAGGACAGAGACGTTTGTGCCGGTCGTCGCAAAGACATTGGACGGCATACTTACGCAACCGTAAACAATCTTCTCGTCAACGATGTGCTTGAGGATTTTATTCTCAACGCCACTCTTTGATGTGATGAAGCCGGTCGGAATAACGATTGCACCCTTGCCGTTCTTCTTCAAGGAGTTAATAACGTGCTGAATGAAACAAGTGTAAATTGCCATGCTTTCCTTTTTCTTTGCAGGGACGTTCGGAACGCCAGCCCAAAAACGAGCAGGCATAGCGGCGATTTTATCTCTTGTATCAGAAAAGTCCATTTTGAACGGCGGGTTAGAAACAACGAAATCAAAGGTTCTCAACGACTGCCCGTCATCGCTTTTGTGGTAAGGAGCTACCAAGGTGTCGCCCTGAATAGCGTGGTCGAGAGAGGATACCAAGCCGTTCAAAATCAAATTCAGCTTTAACATCTTATTGCTTCGCTGAGAAATATCCTGTGCAAAGATGGTGCAACGGTCTTCACCAATCTGATGACTTAGAGCCATAAGCAGAGTTCCTGTACCTGCAGAGGGGTCGTAACACTCGATGTTATGCAAGTCGGCATTCTCTCCAACAAGCAGACGAGCCATAATAGTTGCGATGGAGTGCGGAGTATAATATTCCGCATATTTGCCGCCGCCTGCGGTGTTATAGTCCTTGATGAGATATTCAAAGATAGCGGCAAAGAAGTCATAGTGCTGGGTGAATGCCTCCTCAAAAGAAAAGTTTACGAGCTTATCAACCAATGCACGAGCAAAAGGGGCACGTTGTGCTTCGTCGGTGACATACTGTGTCAGTTTCTCAAAAAGAGGGATTTTGGTATTCTGCGTAGTCTGCGTTGCAAAGATAGCCATATTCTTGTCGGCAATATCCGTCATCGTGCTATCAAAGATGAGGTCAAAATCGCCCTTTGCCTGTTGATTCCAGAGGTTGGCAATCAGGTGTTCCGGGTAGAGTTGCGGAACATCGGCGGACAATTCATCTAAAATGTCAAGGCGTTCATCCTCGGTCATTTCAGCGTAGGCAATTTCCCACTTAGGTGCATTAGCGAGCTTGGAATTGATTCGTTTAACCTCATAACCAAACTTGTCGTTTATGAATTTGTAGAGGAACACCTGGGTGATGATTTTGTACTCGTTTCCGTCATTGCCCATGCCATAGGTCTGGCAAGTGGATTTAAGAGCGTCAATCAGCTCGATGGTCTTTTCCTTTATTGTCTTAGTGTTTGCTATAACCATATATGTTTTCTCCTTTTATGCCGCAGGGTAGGTAGCGTTGTACTGGTTGAGATACTGGCGTGTGATACGGCTCTGGATAAACAAGCGGTCCTCACGGTCGCTCGCAAGGTGGAGCCTGTCCATACCTTCTTTTATCTGCGTCATAACTGTTTTCTCAAAGTAGGCATCCTTTTTCAAGATGTCGTTTCGGTCATAAACCTTTTGGTCAATATCTGTCTTAATGGCAAGAAGAACATCCATGATTGATTCATCATACAGTGAAACAATCGGGGTTTTTCCGGTGCCTTGTCGCTTCGCATTTTCCTCACGGATTCGTTTATGAACTCTTGCGAATTTCTCGTCACCTTTGTACTTCCTCAAAAGGGCGTTGTTGCGTTTCTGAAGTTCAGCCAGCTTTTTCAAAACTTCGTCAAGAGCCTTGGAGTGTTCTTCAAACTCGTGAATTGTGTTGACCACAAAACCGTGCTCCTTGAAGCGCTGCATAAACGCTTCTCGTAGAGTAATAAATTCGGGGTCATCTTGGTCAATGTTCTGCGTAAAACTGCGAATAGTCCGTTGCCATTTTTCCTGAAGCTCAACGCCACCGGAAATTAGCTTCATTTCTTCTTCGCCAATCTTGCTGAAGTTGAAAGTGATGTCCTGCATAGCTTCGTTTACTAATTGCTTTGTCGTGTCATCGCTACTGAACGCTTCCTTCTGATTGATAGCATCAATATGATGCTGAACCTCGGAAATCATTTGGGTAAGTTTAGGAAGTTCTAAGGCAGCAAATGCAGCTTTAAGTTCCTCGTCACCAAAAGTGCGAACCATATTGCAACAATCACGAGCCGAAATAAGAGCCTTCTTCAGTTTGAGCAGTTCGGTTTTATCTTCAATGGTGGAGATCTCGGAACTGAATTCTTCAGCATTGTCCGTACTGTACTCAAACAAAGTCTGTCGGACCTCTCTCATCTGGGCAATCAATGCGGCAGGGTCTTCAATTACCTGTTGGAACGTATCAGTCTCATTTCCTTCGCCCACTTCATTAGGGTCGTTGAAACGATTGAGTTCTCGCAGGTATTCTTCGTTGGTATCTTGGAAGTTCTGTTTTATATCTGCAAAGTCAATCACATAGCCATAGCGATTATCTTTATAAGGGCGATTAACACGGGTGATTGCTTGCAGCAGATTGTGGTCTTTCAACTTACGACCGAAATACAGGCGTTTGAGGCGAGGAGCATCAAAGCCGGTGAGCAACATATTGAAAACAATAAGAATATCAATGGTCATATTCTTCTTGAAATCTTTAATAATCTGCTTACGGGTTTCTTTGTCGTCGCTGTCGTGCAGAATTAGTCCTGCCCTAAAATGGCTTTTCAAAGAGGCATCTGCGTTTAGCTCGTTTTGTATTTCGTCGAAATATGCGTACAGCTTGCGAGCCTGCTCACTTGTTTCGCAGATAACCATACCTCCGAGAGTGTCGTCGCCGTGGAGCTGCCGGAACTGTTTAAGGTCAGTTATGATGTAACGAAGCAGCTCCTTTACATACCGGTCGTGCTCAATGATTTCGTTCTTCTTGATGTCCTTTTTCTGGACGAGCGTTTCGAGTTTTTCGTAAATCTCAGACAGTTTTTCACGGTAAGATGTTTCAATATCTTCTCTGATGATTTTGAGCGTATATCCATCTTGTATGGATTTATCGTAATAGTAAGTGTGGAAGTAGTTACCGAACACTTTCCATGAGGCTCTTTCTGCTTTCAACAGAGGTGTACCTGTCAATGCAATTTTGATTGCGTTTTGGTCGGCATCAAAAAGGTTTGCAAGGAAAGAACCAGTAGGATTGTATCCTCGGTGGGCTTCATCCATAATGAAAATCCTCTGCAAATTGGTAGCGTAGGCAGGCAAATCAACCTTATGCTTGTCCTCTGCAAAACGCTGTATATTTACAACTGTGATTTCTTGATTTCCGCTTGAGCCTTCAAGAGCTTGGTTGTTTCTGAACTGCTCCATAAGTTCCTGTCGGGAATTTGCTGTCTTTACGACCAAACCACGGGCTTCAAACTCCTGCGAAGCTTGTTCAAGCAGGTCAAGACGGTCAACGATAAAGTAGAACTTTGCCACCTTATTGTTCTTTGCAAAATAGTCCGAAAGCACACGGACAAGGTGATAGGATAATGCGGTTTTTCCACTTCCTTGTGTGTGCCAGACGACACCGGAAGTCACACCCTCACTTAACTTTTGGCGAATAGCCAATGCAGCGAACATCTGTTGATAACGCATAATGTGTTTTTGGTCGGTAGATTCGATTTTACCGTCCACTTCACGCTCTGACTTCACATACGCAATGCCGTATTTGATTAAGAACAGCAGCCGTTCGGGGGAACACATCGAAGTGATGATTCTGTTAGTGGGCGTGTTGATGTTCAGATTTGTCTGATACTCCGGTGCAGTATGTATAACTTGACAGTTAAAGTCCGTGAGAATTTTCTTTTCTACCGTAGCATCAATATCCTTGTACGGATAATCGTTGATGAAGGGAGCGATTTTAGCTCCAGTGGGATTTTCTTCACGAAAACAGTTGAATGGAGCCTTGTCACGAGCTGCAGTACAATAGAACGCACCTTGAATCGGCACAATGCCACCCATTGCGTCATACTCCATATTGTTGGAGAAAATCATAAGCTGCGTAATATTGATAAATCTTCGGAACTTCTTATTCGGGAAACGCTGTTTATTCATACGAGTGCTTTCCGCAACCATACCGCCGTGATTATTAGGTTTTTTGACCTCAATAAAAACAAGGGGCAGACCGTTCACAAAAAGAGTGATGTCTGGTCTGAATTCATCCTGGTCACGCTTGCAAGTAAATTCTGCCGTACAATGATAGACGTTGTTCTTCGGATTATCGAAGTCAACAAGTCTAACCGGAGATACGGTTGTCAAACGTTTATAGAAGCTACGTCCCAAATCATCATTATCGAGTTCTTGGCGAATGGTTCTTAAAACTTGCTCGGCATCGCCGGAGTAGTCTGGGTTAAGTATTGCAAATTGTTTTTTGAACACATCAATCAAAATGTTTGTTTCCGGGTCATAGACAGTATTCGCCATGTCCTCAGATATCTTACCAAAATAGTTATATCCCAAACGGTCCAAGTGAACCAAGGCAGGCATTTGAACTCGTGTCGCTTCGTTAAATTTATCATGGGTAGCCACAGCGATTACCTCCTATCGTTCATAGTTACAATTTATTCGGAAGCAGCCAGCTTTTCTTCGGCAGGCTCTTTTTTATATTCCATAATATCTCCGAAATCACAATCCAGCACATCACAGATGCGTCCAAGGATAGCCAAATTTACCGCTTCATCTCGCCTGAGTTTTGTCATTGTATTCGGAGCAATATCCGCAGCCTTTCTCAAATCTGCTTTACTCATTTTTTTATCTATAAGCAGTTTCCACATACGGTTATAAGATAAAGCCATACCTATTCTCCTTTTTCCTTTATCCAATAAGAGTCAGTTTGTTTCAAAAACGTCGAACAAGACCACGCAATTCGACATCTTAACTTCTATTATACCACAAAACATCAAGAAAATCAATATGTTTTCGCAATTTCATGCGAAAGATTGCTGTAAATTATTATTCGGTGAGTGCGATTTAACTTTGAGATTTATATGAAAAAAGCACACGTCGGATATACCGATGTGTGCTTTAATGCTTTCCGTTATTCGGTGGACGCAATCATTATCACCACCACAAGTGTTCTTTATCTTAAAAAGTCACTTCGATGCTCAATTCTGCGAAGGTTATAGCCTGTCTCTGCAAGATGGGCAATTTTCAAAGCAACCAGGTTAATATCGGTTTCCATGACCCTTGCAATCTGCTCGGACGTGTAATCATAGTGATATATGTACTCCAGTATCTCGTCTGTATCGAGCAGGATTTCGGATGCGACAATATTTGCCTCGTATTCAGGTGTTGACCTCATATCGTAAAGCATAAATTCTTGGATGGCATTGTTTTTTGCCAGAGAACGGTGCAGTTGGTCATGTCCCAGTTCGTGGGCACAGACAATTCTCTGCATCTGCTCACTCATATCTTGATTGATGAAGATAAAACGGTTTCGTTTAACCACCCTGTACATTCCTTTTAGTGGTCCGAAGTCCTCGCAAAACAAGACCTCAATACCAAGCTCTTTGGCAATCTTAAAAGGGTCTCGTGTGCCGCAGCGTCTTACAAGTGCGCTGCCGACTTTGGAAAGATATTCAGCGGTCATAATCCCACCTCCAATCGTGGAATAGTATATCAAACATATAGTCCTAAAAAACGGATTTATTCAGTTTTGGTTGTTTTGCGGTACTTTTTAGGCGTGTATTTCTTGTTTTTCTCTTTTGCAATCCAATAAGCATCATTAAGTGCTTTCATTGCACCTTCCAGAGCTTCTTCGCTCAAAGAGCCACCGGCGAACATACCGGTTACTTCGCTTACAAGCTCGTCAATGTCTCTGGCTGCTTTGGAACCGCCTTTTTCGTGTGCTTCGGCAACCATGATACCGCTGCTCCCCAAAAGGTACTCTGTTGTTGTGGAAAGTGCGTCGGCAATTTTCTGAACAACTTCAATTTGGTATGGTTTGCGGGAGCCAAGCTCGTAATTTTGGATAGTGCGGGTAGATACACCGGCTTTCTTTGCGAGTTCCGCCTGCGTTAGATTTGCTTCATGTCTTTTTTCTTTCAGTCGTTCTTTGAAAAGCATAAGGCACCTCTTTCTAAAATTTTTATTAACACGAACACTTTTTCGCTCAAACTCATTGACGCGAAAGTATGTTCGTGCTAAAATATACTCACGAACACGAAATACTGTTCGTACTATTATCATACCACGCGAAATTGCGTGTGTCAATATTTACACGAAAGATTGTTTGTGTAAAAGTTTAACTTTTTTGTGAACGGAGGTCAATTATGCTTAGTGTTAGTTGCCGAAAGGCTTATGTGTCGGTCAATGTTGACATCGACGAGGAGGGAAGCCTTCATCCTCGGTTTATTCGATGGGAGGGCGGTCTGATATTTCAGATTGACCAGGTGTTGTATAAATGCCGTGCTGCTTCAAAGAAGGTCGGCGGTGGTGGCATTCGTTATACCGTCATGATTAGAGGAAAGGAGTCCTACCTGTTTCATGAAGGTGATAAATGGTTTGTAGAAGCAAAGGAGGCTTGCCGATGATTTTATCCCACGCAAAAATCGAAGAAATTGCCGCAGCAGTTATCAAAGACTTTAATCTGTTTTTCTTTGGCGAAAAAGCGAGCGAAGCAAGGTCAATGCCGCAGGGAACTCCGATTGACCAGTTTGCCAGCGAATATCTCCGCTTGAAAATCTCTTTTGAAAAATTGTCTGCGGATGGAAGCCTGTGCGGACTGACTTCGTATGAAGATACCGAGTACGCTATAGAGGAAAACGGCGTATCTCGAACAATTCCATTGAAAAGGAATCAAGTTCTTCTGGACAGCAGTTTTATAGCACCGGGTAATGTGAGAAAGCTGTGTGGTAAACGCAGATTTACATTAGCTCACGAATGTGCGCACCAGCTCTTGTTTCATCTTGAATCCGAGGATACGAAAGCCGCTTGCAGAAAGCTCTATGCGGAACGCCGTACATATTCGTTGAGGGATTTGAAGTCAAACGAGGATTGGAATGAGTGGCAAGCAAATGTTCTCGGTGCAGCTATTCTGATGCCGCAAGAGGAAGTTGAACTTGCCATGTGGCGTTTTGCCTCTATGAACCCAATTCAGAATTTTGAGGGATGGCTTCTGCAAAGAGACAAGATGATTGTAAACATGATGTGCGAAACATTCGGGGTATCCAAAGCCGCCCTTTTAATCCGCCTGCGCCACTTAGGATATTTAGTAGACCTGCCCTACTCGGAATACAAGGAGCCTTGGGAGGTGTGGGCATGAAAAAGAATATCCGAATCCAGGAACCATCACAGGAGATGCAGCAAAAAATCGTCCGGGCACGAATGGCAATCGCATCTCAAAAAGAAAGAACCATAAAATGCCCATATTGCTTTCATAACGCAATCACCGTGTATGAGGATACAAGAGGTCATGTGGAAGCCAAATGTAAGAAATGCGGAAGAATAACCGTTTTCAATGTTCTCAGTATGAGAAGGCTTCGTCATCACTTGTCCAAATAAAAGAATCAAAAATTGAATAAATCATAGCTGAGCTGTGGAGCCGCCTGATTGGTGTAGTCATCCCAAGAGCCGCATGAGACAGAAGTACCCCTGTATTTCTGTTTTATCGGCACGGGAACTGTGACCACCAATCATGCGGCTCTTTTTTTACCTTTCTGCTGCTTCTGCCAGCGGAAAGGTTTTTTTATGTTTTATCCCCGTTATCGCCGTACAGTACACCGCTGTCGTGGTCCTCCGCTTGGATTTTTGACTTTCACTCAAAATCAAAAATTCAAAAAACGGAGGAACCAATATGTCCAGCAGATTTAACAGAATAAGCATTTATGCCCTTAACAAGAAAGACCCGGATGCCATCGTTTACCCGACCGCCGATGGAAAGACTGTCCGTGTTACCCGTGAGGACTTTCCAAGTGAGGATGCTTTTCTTGCGTTCAAGGCTTGGTCTGACGAGAACTTCCACGAGGAAGAAAACCTCGACCATAGAGAGTCCAATCACACGCTTTCAATGGATGATTTATCCGAGGCGGCTCTCGCCGTGCCTGCGGTCGATGTTGCTGTGGCTCGCCGCCAGGAGCGTATGGAGAAACGCCGCAAAGAAAAAGAACTCGTTGTTCAGATGAAGGATAAGCTGACGGAGGTACAGTTCCGCAGATTATGGATGTATTTCGTTGAAGAAAACACTTTGGAAGAAATCGCAGACAAAGAGGGTGTGTCTCCGGTTGCGGTTTTCTACTCAATCGAGGCAGCTCAAAAGAAAATTTCAAAAAATTTTTGCAATAAGCCAAAAACACCTTAAAAAAACGCCCCCAAAACGGCGATAGGTGAAGGAACAGTTTTCTGAGTCCTTCACCGCAACGAACGATGTTACTTAAACCCGTTCTTGCAACGGTTCCTTGACAACTGAATAGTCACTCATCAGATACGTTCCTGTGTACCACGAGCTACGGCAGGGTGAGCGCCACGACCCTCTACTGAGGTGAGCGATATATCACCGCAACCTGCGAGATTCGGATTGCTACCGAACCGGCGACGACGGACACAGGGCTAACGATACTTCTGTAACTCGCAGCCCGGCCACAAAGAAGGCGGGGAGGTTCGATTCCTATGGAACAGCTTCGCAAGCTGTCGTCTGGTGAGTCCCACTACCGGGGGATGAGATAAATACGGTAATGAATGTATTCAAGGAAGCGAGCTGCTTCGGCGGTTCGCTTCTGTACATAGCGTGCAAGGAGGACACTATGCAATTAAGAATAGACCCGGAATTTGAAAGCCGGATTCCACCACTTACCGACGATGAGTTCATTCAGCTTGAAGAAAACATTTTAGCTGACGGCGTTATCATCAGCCCCATCATCGTGTGGGGCGAGGTAATCATCGACGGACACAATCGTTTCCGCATTGCGGAAAAACATCCGCACCTTAAATTTGCCACCTGTGAGCGTGACTTCAATGACCGCTACGAAGCTCTTGCCTGGATTTGCAAAAATCAGCTCGGACGTAGAAACCTTACCTTTCAGCAGAAAAAATACTTAATCGGTAAGCGTTACGAGTCGGAAAAAGCATCCTATGGCGGCGACCGAAAAAGTAGTGAAGTGAAATCAAGTTCCCAAGTTGGTAACTTGATTCCCACGGAAAAAACCTGCGACAGAATTGCAAACGAATACGGTATCAGCAGGAACTCGGTTCTTCGTGCCGAGAAATTTTCAAAGGCAGTAGATATTGCCGATGAGATTGACCCAGGTATTCGTTCAGGGATTTTTGCAGGCAAAATCAAACCCACACAAGATGATGTGGAGGCTCTTACAAAAGCCACCCACGAGGAACGACCGGCATTGGTTGAGGACTTACGAAAACCACCGGAGGAAAGACGAAAGGTTCTCCCCGAAAGGCATCTGCTGACATTGGAGCAGATTGCCGCAGAGCTGCCGAGCGAAACCTGCCGAGGAACACCGGAAAGTATGCTCTACGAATTAGAGGATGCTCTGGACACCTTTTTCTTCCGTTGGTCTGTATGCCTCAGCCACAACAAGGATTACTTCTTAGCAAAAAAGCATAATCCCAAAGTCAATAAGCTCGCACAGAACGGGCTTGCCTATCTTAATCGAATACTTAAAGGAGAGATTCCATTATGACAACTAAGACAAATAAGTACAACTACAAAACCATCATTATTCCTGCCTCTCAGCTCATCAGCCCCAGAGAGACCTATCAAAGAGAACTTGTTTCTCCACGTGCCAAGGAAATCGCCGGTAAGTTTGACGAACGTATCGCCAACGAACCCAAGGTCAGCTACCGTGACGGCAAATATTATGTCTTTGACGGACAGCATACCATCGGTGCTCGTATTCTCGTCTCCGGCAATAAGGACGTTCCCATCAAGTGCAAGGTGTACTACGGCATGGACGAACAGGAAGAAGCTCTGCTCTTTGCACAGCAGAACGGCGTCTCTGCTCCGCTGACTGCCGGTGCTCGTATGAGAGCAAAGATTTTCGGTAAGGATTCCGAAGCCACCGCTTTCTATATGGCAAATCTCTCCGTCGGACTTGCACTCGATTTCGACCACAACCGTGGGCTTGACCGCATCGGCTGTATCAAAACTGCGTTCAACGCCTGTAAGCGTATTGGGGAGGAACGCTATATGGAGGCAATGAAGATTTTGAAAGCGGCGTGGAACGGCAACCCCGATTCCTTCCGAACGGAAAATATCATCGCTATCACTTACTTCGTTGACCGCTACCACGACGAGTATTGCCCCCAAAGGCTTGTGACTCAGCTCCGGTCTACTGACCCCTTGAAAATCTACAGAGACGGACGAGCTGTTGGCGTAAATCTGACGGGCTACAAAAAGTACCTGTTTCCGCTGCTCTGCATTTACAACGAAAACGCCGGCAAGAACGAACTCCCGATGAAATTCTAATATATCCCCCCGTGGCGACTGCAAGCTGATTGCGGTCGCTTTTACATATCCATTTTTGGAATGTAGAAAGGACTTAGCCTATGAAAGAAAACTGGATTTACCGCCGTGGTGATATTTACCTCGTTGACCTCGGCAAGAACATTGGCTCCGAGCAAGGTGGCTGTCGTCCGGTGCTGTTGCTTCAAAATAACGTGGGCAATCACTATGCACCGACCCTTATTGTAGCTCCCATATCTTCCCGTTACTGGAAGAAAACCAAGCAGCCGACCCATTCTCTCATTGAGGGAATTGAAAATCTCAGCAGCCCCTCGGTGGTTCTTGCAGAACAGCTTATCACCATCGACAAGGTGCGTGTAAAGAAATACCTCGGCAAAGTACCAGAGGTTCAGATGCAGGGCATCAACAAAGCGGTAAGCATCAGCCTCGGTCTGGAGCAGCCCGATATTACACGCATTTTGGCTTGATTTTTCACATAGTTATGAACGAGACCGTAAAGGAGGGTTGTATGCAATCTTCATCTATTATAAATATGAAAAATATCGACCTTAACACAGTTGACCGTGATGCGCTGGTGGACATCCGGGATGTGAAGGTCAACACGGCACTTCCCAAACGGGAACGTGCCATTGATTTTATCCGCCAGATTGGAAATCCCTACTGTTATAAGCATGGCAAATATGTCGTAAAGGTCGGTTTCTCGGATACAGAGGTATCTTTGGAGGAACGCCTTGCGGGGTACATTCGCTCCAAGTGCTGACATCCTCGACAGAATGGGACAGAAACCGTAAAATATAAGCAGGACTAAAGCGACGCTCCGTCTCGGTAGTTTTGCTCATTACAGAGAAAAGGAGTGTGCCATTATGCAGAATACGCAAAATAAGATTTGGAACGCCACCCTTTATCTCCGTCTGTCCCGTGACGATGGCGATAAGGAGGAATCCAACAGCATCACCGGGCAGCGTGAGCTGCTCCGTGATTACATATCGCAGAGACCCGAATTTCGGGAGTATGCGGTGAGAGTTGACGACGGTTTTTCGGGTTCAACCTTTGAAAGACCAAGTTTCCAAAAGATGATTGAGGACGTTAAGGCAGGACGAACGGACTGCATTATCGTAAAAGACCTCTCTCGTTTTGGACGTAATTATCTGGACGCCGGTGAGTATATCGAAAAGATATTCCCATTCCTCGGTGTTCGTTTCATTGCCGTCAACGACAATTACGATAGCCTCGGAGACAAGAAAGCCTCCGACGACCTTATCATTCCGTTCAAGAACCTCATCAACGAAGCCTATTGCCGAGACATTTCGGTAAAGATTCGTTCTCAGCTTGAAATCAAGCGTAAGAACGGACAGTTCCTTGGCTCGTTCGCCGCTTTCGGCTATCTGAAAGACGAGCAGAATAAGAACAAGTTGGTGGTTGACCAGTACGCCGCCGATATTGTCCGTGACATTTTCAAATGGAAATTGGAGGGTGTCAGCCCACAGGATATTGCCGATGCCCTTAACAAGCTCGGTGTCTTATCTCCTATGGAATACAAACGCTCCCTTGGAATGAAGTTCACAACTTCATTTAAGACCAATGCAAAAGCCGTATGGTCGGCGGGTACGGTCATCCGTGTTCTGAAGAACCCTATCTATACCGGCGTTCTTGTGCAGGGCAAGGAGACCACGCCCAGCTATAAGGTACACAAGCGTGTTACCAAGGATGAAAGTGAGTGGACCGTCATAGAGGACAGCCACGAAGCGATTATATCAAAGATTGATTTTGACAGCGTTCAAAAGGTGCTCAAATGCGATACTCGCCGCAGTCCCGGTGGTAAAGCGGTGGGGCTGTTCAGCGGAATGATTTTCTGTGGCGATTGCGGAGCCAGTATGGTTCGCAAGACCGTTCCTGCAGGCGAAAAGAAATATGTCTATTACGTCTGCTCCGCCCACAAGCAGGACAAAAGCTGTTCTCCCCATCGCATCAGAGATAACGCCTTGGAGGAAATCGTGCTCGATAGTTTGAAGCAGCATATCAGCGAAGTCGTGGATATGAGCGAATTGCTCACGATTACCGACACAGCACCTCTGAGAACTGCACAGGCTCAAAAGGTGCAGAGACAACTCGACAAGAAACACGAGGAATATGAGAAGCTCCAAAAGCTGCTGATGTCTCTGTATGAAAATCTTGCAGACGGCATCATCGACCGTGAGGAATATACACGGCTGAAAGCGAGCTTTACGGCTCGTGCCGACGAAGCTGAAAAGCAGATGGACGCTCTCAGAGAACAGCTTGAAGATATACACAACCACGGAACGGAAAACGCCTGGATGAATGAGTTCATCAAAAGGCAGGGACTTACAGCTCTTGACCGTGCCGTTGTGGTCGCACTGATAGATAAAATACTGATTCATTCAAACGATGTGGTGGAAATCATCTATCGTTGGCAGGATGAATTTGCTTGGCAGCTTGACATTCTTCGGAGTGCAAGATTGCGGGAGGTAGTATAAATGGCAAGGACAAAACGAAAGACAAATCCTCTTGTGCAAGAAGTGGAATCCTCTGCTCCTGCGAGGAAAGCATATAAGACAGCCGCTTACGTTCGCCTATCCGTAGAGGACAGCGGCAAGCCCGGTGCAGATACCATTGAGGGACAGAAAGCTCTGCTGACTTCCTTTATTGAAAACAAATCCGATATGGAGCTTGTTTCTGTGTTCTGTGACAACGGACGAACCGGCACAGATTTTGACCGTCCTCAGTTTGAAAAGATGATGGCGGAAGTACGCAAAGGTCGTGTGAACTGCATTGTAGTCAAAGACCTTTCCCGTTTCGGTCGTAACTACAAGGAGACTGGAAACTATCTGGAGCGAATCTTCCCATTCCTCGGCGTTCGCTTCATTGCAGTCAACGATAACTTCGATACGCTGACCGCAGAGAGAACCCAGGATGGATATATTGTTCCGCTGAAAAATCTCATCAACGAGGTTTACAGCAAGGATATATCCAAGAAAATAGATGCCGCATTAACTGTAAAACAACAGCGTGGTGAGTTTATCGGAGCGTGGGCACCGTATGGGTACAGCAAAGACCCCAACGACAAGCACCACCTTATTATAAATAAGGAAACAGCTTCTACAGTTCGTCAGATTTTCAAATGGCGTTCCGAGGGTATCAGCGTGGTACAGATTGGACGCAGGCTCAACGATGCCGGTATTCTTTCTCCCTCTGCTTATCTCTATGAGACAGGCGAAGTCAAAACCGAGAAATTCAAAGGTGTGCTGTGGCATACGCAGATTATCAAAAGCATTTTGGCACATCCCGTTTACATAGGTCATATGGTTCAAGGCAGAAAAAAGCAATCCTTTTATGAAGGAAAGCGACAGACCTATGTGGACGAAGCCAACTGGATTGTCGTCCGTCATACCCACGAACCGATTATTGATGAGGAAATCTTTGAAAAGGTACAGCAAATCGCCAATCAGAGAAAGAGCGAGTATCACGAACGCCTCGGCAAGTTTGCTCATTTGAAACACAGCGAAAACATTCTGCAAGGGCTTGTGTGGTGTCCGAATTGCCAAAGACCGTTGGTACGATATAAGAACGTGAGCCACGGCAAAAAGCTGTGGTACACCTATATCTGTCCCGGTCACGCAGACGATCCCAATCGTTGTTCCTTTGTGAGTATCCGAGAGGATGAGCTGAACGAAGTCCTGTTCACGGCAATTCAGTCTCAAATACAGATTGCCGCTGATTTGCAGGAGGTTATCAAGCGTTTGAACGCAGAACCGGAATATCGCCGTCAGCGTTCCGATGCCACAGCAAAGTTAGAAACGGCAAGGCGCACTCTGAAGCGCAGTCAATCTCTGTATGACAGCCTGTATCAGAACTATGTGGAACAGCTTATGACCGAGCAGGAATATGTTACGCTCAAAGCAAGGTACAAGGCAGAAGCAGAGAAGGCCGAACAGCTTATCACCGCTTTAGAGCAGGAACAGAAAGAAAGCAAGGTTTATACCGCAGAGAACCGTTTTCTCACAGAGTTCCGTTCTTTTATGGGAACGGACACGCTTACAAAAGAAATGGCAACCGCACTTGTGGAACGCATCTATGTGGATGCAGACAAAAACATTGATATTCGCCTGCGTTATCGGGATGAATATATGGCACTACTGAAATTTATCGAAGGGAGGGCTGCTGTGTGAGAGTAGCAATGTATCTTCGCTTGTCCAGCGAGGACGGCGACTTAAAGGATACCGGCAAAGCCGAATCCGAAAGTATATCCAATCAGCGAGGTTTGCTGCAAAATTTCATTAGCAGCCGACCGGAGTTCAGTGGTTGGGAAATCTCCGAGTTTTGTGACGACGGTTGGAGTGGCAAAAACTTTGAAAGACCGGATTTTCTCCGAATGATGGAGCAGGTCAAGCAGGGACAGATAAATTGCATCGTAGTCAAAGACCTTTCCCGTTTCGGGCGTGATTATCTCGTGGTCGGTAACTACATCAGCCGTGTGTTTCCGTTCCTGGACGTTCGCTTCATCGCTGTCAACGACGGCTTTGACAGCTCCAGACCGCAGGACATCGACAGCCTTGATACCTCGTTCAAAACGCTGATTTATGACCTCTACAGCCGTGAGCTTTCCGGCAAGGTCAAAAACGCCAAGCGTATGAGAGCCGAGAAAGGCTTGTTCCTCAGTCCCTTTGCTCCTTATGGCTATGTGAAAGACCCCGACGATAAAAACCGCCTAATCATTGATGAGGAAGCGGCAGACATTGTTCGGAGAATATTCGCATTGACCGCAGAGGGAGTAAAGCCCGTTGAGATAGCGGCTATGCTTAATCGTGAGGATATTCCCACGCCGATGCTTTACAAACGGGCTGCGGGATGTTCCCGTGACCGTTGGCCAAGTATCCACGAGGAAAACTTCTGGACGCAAGGCAACATATTCAAAATCCTCCGTGATGAACGCTATATCGGCAAATGTGTCTATGGCAAGCGTGAGCGTGATATGGTCGGCAACTTGCATACGGTAAAGAAAAGCAAATCCGATTGGATTGTGGTTGACGAGACCCACGAGAACATCGTCTCAAAGGAACTGTTTCGGACAGTAGCAAACCGTATGAAGGAGTACAAGGAATTTATTCCGAGCACATCCGAAAGAAATCCGCTTCGCCGCAAAGTGATATGCGGAACCTGCGGTTTTGCAATGTCGCTTTCCAACACCAAAAACGCAAAATACCATTGTCGCACATCAAATCTGGAAACGGGTTTTGATTGCACCACCGAGGGTATTCTGCAAGCGGATATTCACGAAATGGTTGTGACCTTAATCCGCACCTATGCAGCCTATGCGGTCAGCTTGGAGCATCTTCTGTTATTACAGAAGAAACGCATACAGGCAGAAAAAAAGCAAGCCCGTCGTGAGCTTGCCGTACTACAAAGCCGAAGAAATCAGCTTGAAAAATCTCTCCAGGATTTATATGAAAAGCTGATTGACGGAACTATCGATAAAGAGACCTACTTATCCAACAAGGCAAGCAACCTGGCACAGATGCAAGAGCTTACCGAAAAGATGGAGCGTCTGGAAAAGTCCTCGCAGACCACCACCGAGCAAGGCGGAGCCTTTATTGAAAAATACAAGGAATACACCGAGCTTGAAACCCTTACCGCTGAAATTGCAAACGATGTGGTAAAGCGAGTGACAGTTTACAAGGACGGCGGCATTGAAATCGAGCTTGCCCTGCGTGATGAACTGGAAGCGCTGCTGAGCTGCCTTGAAACGGTGGATGCAGCATCTTGACCCTCTGAATTGTAAACAAATCTCAAAATTCTTTAGTCCTTACTTGACAGCGGCTGAAGAAGACAGTACCGGGGCCTCTGCCGGTGATTCTTCCCGTGGTCTTGTAAGCCTACATCCCGGACTACAAATATGAACTGTTTGAAATTTCGTCATTGAGAGAAGAAGAGGTCAAAGGGGCGAAACGATTACGCATCTATTTAGACGTAATCAGGCTGAGAGCGCTAAGGGGAAAGGCAGCGATTCGACAAGCGCTGTTCCGAGTCGCAGTGACGATTTCGGAATTGCCGCAGACAGAAGCGAACGAACGATTTTTCCAGGTCTGTACGATCTACCTGTTCGAAACGATGGGCACGGAGAATTTCCGACAATTGTCAGAACTGATGGAAGCGGTATCGGAAGAAAGGAGCGAAAAGATGCAAACAATCGCGGATATGCTCAGGCAAGAAGGAATGGAAAAGGGAATGGAAAAGGGAATGGAAAGGGGAAGAGAAGAATTGCTTTGGAAACTAATATCCAAAAAGTTCCCTAAGGTCTCGCAAAAGTATTTCGAAAGGCTGAAATCCCTTACAATAGAGAAACTTGACGCTCTGGGACTTGAGCTAATCGATATGAAAAACGAGGAAGAGTTAAAGAAGCATTTAATGTAG